TCTTTTCCCATGTGGGTTAAGTTTGTCTTTACTCCTTTCCTTCTTTCGTGGAGCATCCTGTATTGGTATTCGGTCAAGTCTTGGTCTTGCTTATAGTGAACGCCGTACTTGATTCCTCTAGCTATGCAGTTTGTGTCTATGATTTTGTTTACCAAATGTCTGTAGCTTTTACCCATATACTTGTAATAATCTTTGATTAAGTATAAATCAAACCCGTATATATTATGGCCCACTACGTAGTCTGCGTTATCCAGCCAATCTTCTATTGTCGGGAATACTTCTTCTGGGGTGAGACCTTTTTTTTCTAAAGTCTTAGGGTTAAAACGAGTTATTCTGGCTGCGTCTGCGCTAATCTCAAGCTCTGTATCCCACTTGATGTAAAAGTTTTTTTCAGCTAACTTTTCATCGCCTTTAACTTTTAGCATTGCTATTTGCCAAGGCAAGTTGTGGCAGCTATTTAAACAAAGATTGAAGGTTTCACAGTCAATGAAAACGTATTCCTTGTCCTTATCAAATCTTAAAAAATTGTCTTCCATTATTTTATAATATATTCTTTATGTTTTCTAAAGACAGTTTCTCTGCCTAAATTGTTAAGTCCAGCAGCATGAAGTACAAAGTCTCCCTTCTCAAAGGAGTTTTCTTCAAAGCTTTTTCTCGTGGCTGAATGTTTAAAAACTCCCGCCTCAACTGTAAAATCACGAAATTCGTTCCGTTTGTTAAAGAATCTAAAAGGGGGGAGCGAATTCATCTTTTTTTGGTCATGAACTATAATCCTTGCTCCTTTTTCGTATACAGCGTTAGCGAATGCGGCGTCAACTTGTATTCCGGAGGAATGATTGATAAAGTCTTCCTTGGAGTAGGTGTACTCTAATAATTCTTTTGAATAATTATTATTATTTATAAACCAAGTTCCGGTACACCATCCGCACGGGCTATGTGACACTGCAAAGTCATAGTCGTTATCAATAAGATCTTCGACTTTTATTTTGTGGTTCATTATCATTGCGTCAGCGTCTATCCAAAATATCCAATCGTAACCGTTTTTCATCTCGTCTAGTATATAGGCGATTTTGCTCCAGTTAGTGGGCCTGTTTGGGTCTTTTAGGCCGTAATGACCGCTCCATTTATACCCATGTTTTTCGCAGTATTCTTTATTGTTTTTAAATACAGAAGCAGCCCAAGACCATATATTGCCTGTGGCGAAAGATAAAACACAAATATTTAAATTGTTATCCATTTATACCGTAACTTTTCATACTTTCTAATTTGTCTTCTTGGCTTTTAAAGCCAGCGAAGTGGAGGATAAAGTCTCCTTCTTCATAAGAGCCTTCTTCAGCAAGCTTTCTGTTGTTAAAGAATAATTGGTGTTTTGTTTTTGTCCAATCTGAGTTTGTTATTTCTTTCAAAACACTTGGGTAACTATTGAATTCTCTTTGGTGCAGGGTCTTAACTTTTAAACCGTTTGGTTCATTTAAGTACTCTATTACTGCTGCTTGTTCCCACCAAGGGTGAGTAGAGAAGTGGGTTTTTTCATAACATTTAGATAGAAACTCTTTTGAATTTTCTGTGTTCTTCAAAAAGAAGACCCCCGTATTGACGGTAAAGCAATCAAGAGCAATGATCATGTCGTACTCTTTGTTGATAAAAGATTCTAGCTTTATTTCGTCATTCATTATGAATGCGTCTGCATCAATCCATACAGCCCAATCAGTGTGAAACGTTTCATAACCCATTTTGTTTCCGTCTAAAACTTCTTCCATAGCCTTTATTTTACTCCAAGGAGTAGGCCTACCTTCGTCTAGAGATTCTGAAAACGAAACAAAATTATAGTCATGTTTTTCGCAGTAAGCTTTCTTATTCGATGAACTAGCCTCCTTGTAGGGCAAGTTATCCGTAGCTAATGTTACTAAAGATATATTCATTTAATTAAACCATTTCCATGTTATCGGTGGTATTGGGTTTAGGTGTTTAACGTCAATACCGTATGCGCCCTCAAGTGGGCCTTCTTTAATTGTGTCTTCTGGTAAATCTTTGTCAGTTGCCCATCCCGTAAAAATCACTTCAGTCGGAAAGCTTTCTTCTTTCCAAGGCAAAATTAAGCCATGAATGTAAATTTGATTGCTATGTCTTTCTCTCGGCCTTACTAGCAAGTGATAGTCTAAGGGGCTTTTGTCGCTGTACCTCTTGAGTGACACCTTAAAGTCAACATTAGAGCCAGTTATATCTTCTCCTCCGTCTCCTTGGCGGGGGAATTTATTTTGCATATATCTAGCTTCAATATACTTTTCTATGCCTCCGGTAAAAAGTTTAACTCCTGCTAGGGTTCCAAGTTGCCCAACTAAACTATCTGTCTTTTGTCTTTCTAGTCTTTCTTTTTGATCTTTGAAAATTCTTGATACGCCGCCAACTTCAGCTTTTTTAGCCATATGTTGGGCTACTTTAAAATAGTATTCGCCTATTTTTAGTTTTACAAAATTTTCCTCAGTGATCATTCTTTTCCTTCCAAGATTCAAAGCAAAACTCATCACTTGTCATATGCTCTAACTCAGGTTTATCTAAGTGGCTTCTGTTGTTAATGCATCTGAAAGTTAAGTAGGCTTTAAAGTCCTGCTTCTGTTTGTAGTATATGCTTTGAGCGCTTTGTGTTTCCGCCTTGTCGTTTTTAGCTTGATATATAACCTTATCTCTTATCATTTCGTCGAAAGGTAAGTCGTTATCTTCTAGCAAATAAGTTGGAGGACAAAATTCAAGCTCAGGTACGCATACTGAACCGTAAAGCGAATTGTTAAATATGTAAGAATCGTAAAAAGGAATAACTAAAGAAAGATCATTATTGCTCCAGAATTTTTTCAAATTTTTATAATCTATTCTTGGGTGATAGTAAAAGCCGTCTCTAGCTGCTAGGGAAAATATCTTGATAAGTCTTTTATATCCCTCTTCGTTTTTTATGAATATTATAATTTTACTATTACTTTTTAATGAGTCTGAATCCTTTTGTTGTATGTCATTGCATACAGTTATTCTTGTTCCAAATATTAATTTAATATTATTTTCTTTAGAATTTTGATACGCCTCTAGGAAGCCGCTCATATTATCGTCAACTAATACGACTTCTTTTAGGTCGTTTTCTTTGCATATATCGAAAATAGAGTCAGATTCATCTGGCGAAGACTCTGAATTACTTAAGGTTAAGATAGATTTTCCGATACTATAATGAGATTTAAATACTGGTAGGACTTGAGCCATGAATTGATTATACTAATTTTTTTTGATGCGTCAAATCCAATCGCATGGATCTTCTTCTGGCCCTGAAGAGGTTTCGTTAGGGTGAGCGGGGCATCCTTCGTAGCTTTTCTTGACTAAAGCTCTCCCTTCGGAAATGGGCTCAAGCTCTTCTTTAGTGAAAGCGGTTTTTAGCACTTTCCCTTTTTCGTCTTCAACCGCGTAATAATCAAACGGAAGCAAGTAGGGGCATTTCCAGTGATCTCCAGCTTTGCAAAAGAATTTTGTCTCAGGTTTATGCGCGGCATAATTGCTTTTAGCTTCTTTTTCCGAAAAATTATTTATCCTTTTGTACATGTACGCTAGGTAATGCTCAAACCCTTTAAGTTGCTCTTCGGATATGACTATTTGTTGCAAGGGTTGTTTGGGGAACTTTAAAAAAACAAACTCTACTTGAACATTCTTAGCTGATTTAGGCCATTTCCTTTTTGCTGCAAGAGTATAGGCCATAGCTTGAACGTTGGCTTCTAAGTCCTTTTGGGACATTTTTCTTTTAGTAGATTTGTAGTCAACAATTTTGATCTTATCTTTAAATTTTATTTTCTTGTCTATGTACCCCATAATCTCGTATTCGGGGTCTTTGTTTTTTATTACAAATTTTATTTCAGGTTTATCCGCTTTACCTCCTTCTCCAAAAAAGTCTGCGTTAAGGCCGACGTACACCATATCTACGCACATCTGGTGATTTTCTTCACTGTAACAGCCATCTCTTTTAAGAAGCATACTGAGCATTCTGACGACCTGTGGGCTGCCTTCTGTGTTCCCTGCTTCCATTATCGCATCAAAGTGCTTTCTGTGTTTTGGAAGTAAAAGGTGTTCGAATACCGTGTGGCAAACTGTACCACGACAGGCTCCATCGTTTTGTATCTGAGGTATTTTTGCGTTATAGTTACACCAATACCTCCAAGAACAATCCTCGAAGCTCTTTATTCTAGATGCTGATAATACTTTCTTTTTTTCTGCCAATTTAAGACGCCTCCTGTAAATAATATAACTGTTTTTTTATTTAAAGCAAGAAGATTAATCTCTCTTGTGAAAGATCATTGAATAAATAAAAATAAATATTGCCGCTATGAAATAAAAGATTGTTAGGGCTATTATTACAAAAAAATCACGAATTTCTTTTATCATACATTAATACCCAAGTCTCTAAGATTTAAATCAAACTCTTTATATGGGACATAAGAGTAAGAAAGTGACTTGGGGTACTGAGTCCAGTAGTCTCTGTGCTGTTCGTGGTCGCCCTCTAATTTTCCTTCGGCCATTATTTTAGCTACACTAGCTATAGGGAATGCGGTGGCTTTTTGCATAGCAGAAAACCTTGGTTCGTCTTGTTGTTGATCTCCGAGTACATACAAATCTTTGTCCCAGCTTAATTCTTTTGTTTGAACTAATGTTTTTACGAGAACTATATCTACATCTTTTTCAGATGGGGTGCAGCCATTTTTAAGAAGCTCCTTTAAGCATTCTTCGGAAGAGTTTTCTATTAGGAATTTGATTATATTTCTATGGCCTTCGTATCGTATTGTTTTATAGTAGCAATGTTTAACACCTCTTTCGTGCATCGTCTTTATGGTATGAGATGCGCCTCCGCTTGTATAGAAAGCTTCTAGAGGTCCTAGTTGTGGTCCTCCGTTGAAGACCTCCCATCCTTCCATTCCCGGTACTACGGAAATTTTTCCGTCATGAAGAATTTCGCAACTATCTTTATATTCATTTATTAGGCCGTCAACCGACCAAGTGGTTGTGTAATTCAGGGGCGGATTTTTTCTTTCCGTAGGCAGACCTCCGACCATCATTCTTACACTTTCTACTTGCTCTCCGTGCATTTGTTTATAGCCATGTTCGGCTAAAATATTTACCCATCCGGGGGCTAGACCTAAATCCGTGAACACTGGTTTGGTGGCTTTTTCTTCAGCGTATTTATTAATGTTTTGCGATACATCGACCCTTCCTCCTAAGTCACAGTAACGCACTCCGTTATCTACGCACCATTTACCTACGGTTTCAGTTTGGTGGTATGGCAAGCTGCTTATGACAATGTCCGGCTTTTCTTGGCCCTCTATCCCTTTACAGATATCTTCCGCATCTTTAACAATAAAAAACTCATTATTAGGGGTTTTCCCATCGGCAAGGTTTGTCTTTTTAGGTATATTATCTGCCGCCGCAGGGTTGGTGTCCATGCCAACCACATGGAACCCGAATTTATCCATTGCGTAAGCAATGGCTGTACCCATTCTTCCTACTCCTAATACTAATGCTTTCATGAGATATTGTATATTATATGATCAGATTCAACTTTTTAAAAAATTCCTTGGTAAAATATTACAATTAATACAATTTTCTATTTCATTTCCTTCTATCATGCTCCTTACCTGTGATGCTGCTTTGTGCCTCATTTCCCAAGCTGATTGTACGCTGTAAAAACCAGAGTGACAGGTGACGATTAAGTTGGGAGTTTCTGCTTCTTTTTTAGTTTTTAATGGCTCGTTTTCTATTACATCAAGGGCTGCACCAGCTATCTTATCTTTTCTTAACGCTGAAAACAAATCGTTCTTATTAATGATTGGGCCACGAGCGGTGTTAACGATGAAGGCGCTTTTTCTCATCTTATTTATTTCCTTCTTCGTAATCATGTGGTGAGTTTCTTCCGTCAGTGGGCAATTTATAGAAATCACATCCATCATGGAAATAAAGCTCTCAAAATCTTTTTGCCTAGCTATGCCTAAAGATTTATCAACGCCGTTAGAAAGGTAGGGGTCATAAAAATGAACTTCAAAGCCAAGAGCCTTCGCTTTTAAAGCTACAGATGTTCCAATTCTGCCTAAGCCAATTACCCCAAACATCATCTCTCCAAACCTTTGAATCTTTTTCTTATTTGGAATCTCCCAGCCAAGATTCTTACACTCTTGGTCAATGGGAATAATTTGACGACATAGTGCGAGAGCTAAAGCAATAGAGTGATCCGCAACCTCATCTGTGCCGTAATCTGGTACATTACAAACCGGAATATCTCTGGTTGCTGCGGTAAGGTGGTCAACAGAATCGTACCCTGTGCCGATGCGTACGATAGCCTTACAGTCTTCTAGTTTATTTATAACTGTATCTGGCATATTTGTATTATGCCAAAGAAGAATGTAGTTAGCCGTTAGAAGTTCGCCTTTCCAGTCTTTGTCTGTGTCGCATTTAAAGTATTTTACGTTGGCTTTTCCGCCTATAGCTTGCCTTTCTATTTGGCAACGTTGACTTCCTCTTGGGGATTTTTTCCAATCTACTACAGCTACTAATGGTTTTTTCATTTTTCTTCGTGGTAAGCTTTGGCTTCTTGATAATCAGAATAATGACTTCTTGGTTGACCTGAATCAGAAGACCTAGGAGGCATCACTGCGCGATATAAGTCTCTTTGTTTTTTAGTGGTGAGGTGCTCATAAGTCGGAGTTCTTGGTTGAGTGCAGGAGTCCATCTCTGCTTGCCTTTTTTGGCATTTAAGAAGGTCTTCCTCTCTTTTTGTCTCTTCTAGGTATAAATCGAAAACTCTATTAACCCTTGGGGTGTTGGGGGCGACCCACCAAGTCAGCTTAAAAAGAAGTTTGAACAAGAAGGTTCTCATTTCATGCCTTGAGGGAACGTTAACCTATCGGCATGATTTACTGTCCAGCTAATCTCGTGAGTTACTGCTCTGAATGTTCTTGCTGCGCTGGGAAATCCGTTTCCAGACTTTTTAACGCCTCCAAAAGCTAAGTGAGATTCAGCAGCTATAGATCCTCCGTTCCAATATATCATTCCAGCATCGCATTCGTCTCGAAGAACTCTAGCTTTCCTGAAATCATTTGTAAGTACGCCTACGGCAAGCCCGTAATCTGTATCATTGTAAATTCTAATAGCGTCCTCTAGGGTATCAAATGGAATAATGGCTACGTGAGGCCCGAATACTTCATCCCTTAAGTAAGGCGCTTCGTGTCCGCGCCACTCACTCTTATAAACCATCGGAGAAAGATAGTACCCTTGATCTACTCCTCGATTAGTTGTGTTTACTCTTGAGCCGTGTAGAAGTATTTCTGCTTCAGGATCGGCTTCTACCATTTCATTGTACTTAGTAATTTTTTCGTAGCCTTGTTTGTTGATAATTGGGCCGTAGTAAATCTCTTCATTGGGGGTCATTTCGTCCCAAGCTACTGCTTCTGGCATGCCAGTAGATTTTACAACTTTTTTAAAAGGATTTCCCGTCTTAAGTTCGCTAGCTTTCTCAGCAAACCTTCTCGCGAAATCATTATAAATAGTTCTTTGTACTAAAATCCTCCCAGAGGATACACATCTTTGGCCTGAAAGTTTAAATGCGCTTGCGATGCATGCTTCTAGAGCTAACGGAACTTCAACATCATCGAACACAATACATGCTGATTTGCTGCCTAATTCACAGGAGGTTGTTTTATCCCAAGACTCAGCAGCCACTTTACGAATATGTTGTCCGACGTCAGCGGAACCAGTAAAACAAATATGATCAACATCAGCCCTAACCAAAAGATCGCCAGTATCACCACGGCCATGAACCAAATTAATGACTCCATGAGGGATGCCAGCTTCTTCATATATTTGTACAGCCATTTGCGTTGATATTGGTGCGTCTTCACTTGGTTTTATTACTATTGTGTTTCCTTCTACGATAGCGGGAGCAGCATTCCAAAACATACCTATTGCTAGCGGAAAATTAAACGGTGTTACGATAGCTATTACACCTTTTGGTTTCCTAAGCATATAAGAATCTTTATCTTCAATCTCTGAAGCCACAGCTTCGCCATGACTGTAGCGGCCAGAACCAAAAGCAAACTGAGCCATATGTAGGGCTTCATTAACTTCTGCGATGCTTTCATTATAACTTTTACCTGTTTCTAGGGAAATTGCGGTAGCGAGCTTTTCTCTGTCCCTCTCAACTAATTGCGCGACCTTATTCATATAGTCAGAGCGAACGAACCTGCTTACTTTTTTCCACTTTTTAAAAGTTCTACGCGCTGATTCTACGGCGGTTTCGACTTCTATTGGACCGCTTAAAGGGAATGCTCCTTGCGCTTTTCCTGTGGCGGGGTTTATCTTTGTATACATTTCGGCGGTCTCTTTCCATTCGCCGTTAATGTAGTTTCTGCCTTCGAAATCTCTCATATTATCCTTTAGTACTTTCCATGAGGCCTTTGACATTAAGCTCACAAAATCCTTTACCATCTCTTTTAATAAGTTCATAAATTACTCCCGTTAATTCAGAGGGTTTAGTAAAAACTTGAACAAGTCCGGGGCAAGTCATCGGTTCGTCAGAATAGAACTCAGCGTATCCCTTCTCTCTCCACTCTTTCATAGTGGCCTCCACGTCTTCTACTTGATAAGCTATGTGGTGAACCCCTCCAATGCCGCCCCTTTCGGCCACCCAATCACCCACAATACTTCCTTTGGGGCCATCACTCACGAAAATTTCTGGAGGAGCGTGGTATTCTACAGGGGTTTCTGTTTCAATTTCGTTTAAAGAGAGGTGGGTTTCCATTCTCCACAAGTTAGTTTCTGGGGTTCTGTTTTCAGGTGGAACTAACGCTATACAATCCGCTTTTCCTCCGTCATCAAATTTAATTTGAAATTCTGTTCCTATACTATATCCAAGGGTGTCTTTGAAAAATTGGGCGGTTTTATATCTATCTTTTGACCTGTAAGCTATATGATCTAATCTCATTGTTCCCCCCTTTGTCTTTATTTATCTTTATTTTGCCGTAAAAGTATCAAATAGTCAATGAGGTTCCTAGCTTTTTTAACTTTAATTATTTTATTATAACTTTCTTCGCTAAGTTGGGGTCTTTTTGATTTATCTGGTTGGCGCATCCCGTACCTGTAAGAGTTAAATGATAATTCTCTTTCGCTTTTTTCTAGGGAATGTTTGATTATTTTTACTAATTCTTCATCCTTAATGATTTCTTTTAAGGTGAATTCGACTTCTTTAAGATATTCGCTTCTTTCCATTCCGAGATCTCTTGCGGGGTCATATCCCCAAAGTCATTCCGCGTAGGGAGTGCAATCTGTAGCTGACATAAATCAAAGTAACTTTTAAGTTTGTTAAAGGCTAGTTCGATACCTTTATTACCTGCATTATTATTATCTGAGTCATCGTTAAAAGATATAAAAATTTTATTAGGATCTAATTTAATTAATAAACTTATCAAAGATGGGCTTAAATTTAGACCAAATACAACTAAAGTATTTTTAATACCTGCTTCCCATAAAGCAAGCATATCTCCAATGCTTTCTACTAATATTAATTCTTTTCTTTCTTTTATTATTTGATAGTTAAGTTGGAGCGGGTATTTCCATTCTGAAGTTCTTCCTCTGTGGAGCCATTTTGGAAAATTTTTACCTTTTGGTATTTCTTTGATGTATCTTCCTGTTACGCCTATAAGTTCTCTTTTGGAATTAAATATTGGAAAGACATATCTATCAGCCATAGTGCCGTTTTTTACTACTCCGCCTTCGAATAAGTCTAAGGTAAGTTTGGAGACGCCTCGGTTTTCCCAGTATTCGTGCTCTGAAATTATCTTTTCTAAATACGAAGAAGGAAATATTTTTTGACTAGAAACGGAAGGCTTGTGTTCTCTTTTAATTTCTCCATTTACAGACCACTTATCTTTTAGTACAACTTTTGCTTCGTCTATATTTTTTAACCCTAAGGAAAGCTGTATAAGATATTCGAAAGAGCCGCTGATTTGCTTGCTGAAATCTATAAAGTGTCCGGTGTCCTTTCTGACAGAAAGAACTGTTCCACTACTTGAGTCGCGGTATATGGGTTTCATGCGGAATTCTCTACCGTTATCCCTTATGTTAGAATACCCAACGTCTAGTAGTATGTTTTTAAAATCCATTATAAAACTCCGCCATCATTGTCGTTGTTTTCATTTAAGTTAAACTGCATATTCTCTTGTCTGGCTATATCCGCAGCCGTTCCCGTCTCCTCTACGGAAAAATTTCGCACATCAAAGTTTATAAAATTATTTTCAAATCTAACAGCGCCGTCCTCGGAGACTCGCCTTACTAAATCATGGTGACCAGCCGCTTCTCTGCCTTGGAAGCGGGTTTTAATAGGGATAAGTTTATGAGTACCGAAGTTTTCTCCGTCACTAGCAATTTCATC